AAGAAATTGATAGGCGTATGAGAGTGGAAATGCCTAATAAGTTTCAGGAGAAACGGAATATAGCCCAATCTGTAGCTCCTGCGTCTAATGGACGGTCTGTTAAATCTGGGCGGAAAAAAGCGGTAGAACTCACTCCTGGAGAGGTGGCTTTTGCTAATAAAATGAAAATACCGCTTGAGCGTTTTGCTTTAGAAAAAGCTAAAATTGAACAAAGGAGCGCATAATGTCTGATCGTACAAATAGGGATTCGCAAACCCGTGAAAAAAAAGCGAGAGTAACTGATTGGGTGCCGCCTTCTGCGTTAGAGGCTCCTGAAGCCCCTGTTGGATATAAGCATCGATGGATACGCGAGTCCGTCATGGAATTTGATGACAGAAACAATATTCATAAAAAAAGACGCGAAGGATGGGAGCTTGTAAAAGCTGAAGACCACCCAGAATTTGACGCTCCTGTTTTAGATGAAGGTAAAAACGCTGGCGTGATTGGCGTAGGTGGTCTTGTTTTAGCAAGAATACCTGAAGAAATTGTGGAACAACGTAATTCTCATTATCGTAATGTTACTGCTAATCAAATGGATGCTGTTGATAGGGATTGGATGCGTGAATCAAATTCAGCCATGCCTAAACTACAGCCTCAGAGAAGCAGTTCAGTCAGTTTTGGATCTAATAATAAATCCAAAAGTTAATTTTTTGTTTTTAGGAGAACGAAATGTCAAATAAAGATGCGTCTTTTGGTTTAAAGCCATTACGCTCTGGTAATGGCTCAGATTTCGTAGGAATGCAAAACAAATACCGTATCGCAAGTGGTGCTACTACTCCAATTTTCCAAGGTGACTTGGTAGCTGCTTTAACAGCAGGAACAATTGGTCGTATAGCCGCTGGTGGTAGTGGTTTTGTTTTAGGTGTATTCAACGGATGTCGTTACACAGACCCTACCTCGAAAAAGGAAACTTTTTCAAACTCATACCCAGGTTCAATTGCAGCTTCTGATATCGAATGTTTTGTCATCGATTCACCTCATGCTGTTTTTGAAGTTCAAGCTGACGCAGCATTTCCTGTAGCAGACTTGTTTGGGAACTTCGACATTGTAGATCAAAGCCCAGTAGGAGATACTAATTCTGGTACTTCTCGTTTAGAGCTAGATGTCACAACTGGTGCAACAACTGCCACATTGCCATTGAAAGCAATCGATATTTCTCAAGATCCTGAGAATAGTGACGTTTCCTCTGCCAATACTAATGTTGTTGTTAAGATTAACAATCACCTGTTCAGTGCTGGCACTGCTGGCTTGGCATAAGGAGACTGATTAATGGCTATTTCAAGAGCGCAACTCGTAAAAGAGTTGGAACCAGGTCTTAATGCCCTTTTTGGTATGGAGTATGATCGTTATGATAACGAACATGCGGAAATCTTCGACACTGAATCTTCAGACCGTGCGTTTGAAGAAGAGGTAATGCTCGTTGGTTTCGGAAATGCCCAAACGAAGGCTGAAGGTGCTGGAGTAAACTTTGATAATGCTTCTGAAGCTTACACTGCAAGGTATACGCATGAGACAGTAACTCTTGCATTTGCTTTGACAGAAGAGGCTATGGAAGATAATCTGTATGATCGTCTAGGCGCACGTTACACACGGGCTCTAGCGCGTTCAATGGCTCATACAAAGCAAGTTAAAGCTGCATCTGTTCTTAACAGTGCCTTTGATGCGAACTTTGCAGGCGGTGATGGTGTAGAGCTTTGTGCTACTAACCACCCACTAGCAGGCGGAGGAACTTTCCGTAATGAGCCTTCAGTTGCGGCAGATTTAAATGAGACTTCATTAGAAAATGCGTTAATTGATATTTCTACATTTGTTGATGAAAGAAATATGATTATCGCTCTTCGTGGTATGAAGCTTATTGTTCCGCCACAACTACAATTTGTAGCTGATCGTTTGCTTGAATCCACACTTCGTACTGGTTCAGCGGACAACGATGTTAACGCTATCAAAAATATGGGTATGCTTCCAGAGGGTTATACAATTAACCACTTCTTGACAGACCCTGATGCGTTTTTCATCAAAACTGATACTCCAAATGGATTCAAACACTTTGAGCGTATTCCAATGTCAACAGGCATGGAAGCTGATTTTGATTCAGGTAATATGCGCTTTAAGGCTCGTGAGCGTTACAGCTTTGGATACTCAGATCCTCGTGCAGTGTTCGGTTCACCGGGCGCATAAGGATAAATTCATTTTTCTCTAGGAAAGGGCGGCTTCACAGTCGCCCTTTTTTGTTGTATAGTGAGTAAACCCTTGACTGCGATTTTGCAGACAATAGCCAAGACAAGGAGAATTACATGGCTAATACTACTTTTAACGGTCCAGTCCGTTCCGAAAACGGATTTCAAATGGTTTCAAAAAATGCCACAACAGGTACAATAACTGTTACCAGTGGTAACAAAATGGCAAACGAAGCTGTTGGCGGTGCTGGTATTGAAGGAACCGCTTCAGTTTACGTCACTCAAGTTAATCGTCTTAAAAGTGATGTTACAACAAATGTTAATATCGTAAAGACCACTATTATGATTGACCTTACTGGTCTTAAAGATGGTGGTACTGCTGGTGATATTATTGGTAAAGATGGCGCAGGAGTTGCCTATATTGCCAAAGTCACTACAGCAGACCAAGGTGTAGTGTTTGGTGTAACTATGCAGTGCTTAGAAGCTCCTGCTGGTGGTGCAGCAGATATTGACTTGTTCTCAGCTACTGAAGGTACTGGAGTCAACGATACAGCGATTAGCGATTTAACAGAAACCTCTATCATTAATGCAGGAACACAAGCCGCAGGAACTCTTACTGCTGGTGGTGATATTGCGGCAGATCAGTTTTTGTATCTTGTAAGTCAAGGCACAGGTGACGCAACATATACTGCTGGTCGTTTTTTAATTGAAATCACTGGTTACGATGTTGCTACTTAATTGAAAGATAGGAGAGTATAATGGCTGGTCCAGTAAAATCCTTTAACTTTGATCAAGGTGCAACACCAGCAATTGTTGGGCCTGCTCGATCTCGTATACGTCAGGTTGTTATGTTTGGCGCAGCTGCTGGTGCATTTACTATAAAAGATGGCAGTGCTACAGGAGATGTTTTGCTTCAGCAAAGTTTTGCTGCGGGGAATCATGTTTTGAATATTCCTGATGATGGCATTATTGCTTTTAGTGGTTGTTTTGTTGCCGCTTTAACAGGTTCAGGTAATAAACTTACAATTTTCCTATCATAAGGAATTTTTATGGCTCGTAAACAAGATAAACAGCCACCAAAAACCAAAAAGTATTTCCGTTCCACAAAAAGTGGGGCGGGAATGACGAAAGCTGGTGTTGCTAAATACAGGAAAGATAATCCTGGTTCTAAATTAAAAACAGCAGTAACAGGGAAAGTTAAAAAAGGTAGCAAAGACGCTAAAAGGCGTAAATCTTTCTGCGCTCGTTCTGCTGGTCAAATGAAGAAATTTCCTAAAGCGGCTAAAGATCCGAATAGCCGTTTAAGACAAGCAAGGAAAAGATGGAAATGTTAAACGGGATTTCTATTGCATTTGTTACTGTCGTATTAACTTCTGTTATAGGTTTGCTTGCATGGATTGCAACATCTGTAGTAGATTTAAAAACAGATACGGCTGTTATAGCTGTTAAAGTAAATGAAAATCATAAAATGATAACAACTCTGTGGGAAGACTATATAAACAGGAGTGCAAATGGCAATCTCGCGTGGCTCAATGAGGCAACAGATATCGAATCCTCCTCAAAAGAAAAAATTTATTAAACCTAATAAAAGGAAAAAGAAACGTGGCTAAAGATGCGTGTTACCGAAAAGTAAAGGCTCGTTACAAAGTTTTCCCATCAGCGTATGCTTCAGGTGCTATCGCAAAATGTAGAAAAGTTGGCGCCTCTAATTGGGGTAATAAGTCTAAAGCTAAGAAAATGGAAGATGGTGGACCTGCGTTGCCTGCAAAAAGACCTTCTAAAAACTCTAATGTAGCTCGTGGCTGTGGTCTTGTGATGGAAGACAGGCGCAAGGTTACAAAGTTTACATGAGCAAAGAATGGCAGTACGAAAAACAAAAAAAGGTTTGGCTCTTAAAAGATGGTTCAAAGAAGATTGGAAGGACGTATCAACGGGGAAGGCGTGTGGGCGTGGCAAAGGTGAAAAACGGGGTACTCCATATTGTCGCCCCTCCAAACGGGTTAGCTCTAAAACACCAAAAACAGCAAGTGAACTTAGTGTATCCGAAAAAAGAAGTAGAATAGCGCAAAAAAAGAAACTTGGACAACCAGCGGGTAAACCAAGAAGAGTACAGGCTGTTAAAAGGAAAAAAAGGTCTTCTTAATGTTCCCTGATTTAGAAGAAAAAATTAAATCAGATTTAAGGAATTGGTCTAAATATGCTTTAGAAATTCCTAACGAACACTATAACAATTTACCTCCTTGCCCATACGCAAAAGCAGCTTGGGCGAATGACAAAATAGCTTTTGAATTTAACTATATAGACGGTGAAGATTTAGTTTACTCTTGTATAAATAACTGGGATGATAATAAGGATGTATTAATATTAGTCGATTTTTTCCCAATGGATTTAGATGAGATGGATATATTTTTAGATGATTTAAATCAAGATATAAGCCAAGGCAAATATAATACAAAAGATATGTATCTCATGGGGTTTCATCCAGAAGACGAGAGTAATGAATTATTAGATGATAGCCTTGATATGGGAGAGGATTCACAGCCACCATACGCTATGATTTTTTTTCAAAAATTAAGTAAGTTGCAAGAAGCTTCAGATTCACTTAGAATAAGAGGATATTATGATATATGCGAAGACTACTATGATGCTGGGTCTTTGTATGAGCGCAGAAAATCTATTTATAGGAGACTAAAAGATGGTAATGGCAAAAGCTAAAAAAATGATGCGTGGTGGTGTTGCTAAGAAAAAAGCTAAAAAGATGATGCGTGGCGGTAGCGTATCCCCTAGAAAAGCTATGGCTATGGGCATGATGGACGGTGGCAAAGTAAAGAAAGCCAAGAAAATGATGCGTGGTGGTAAAGTTAAAAAATAATGACCGTATCAGGCTCAACTAATTTTGAACTCGATGTATCTGATTACATTGAAGAGGCTTTTGAGCGTTGTGGTTTAGAAGTTCGTACTGGTTATGACTTAAAAACTGCTAAAAGGTCTTTGAACCTTTTATTTGCTGATTGGGCAAACAGAGGTCTTAATCAATGGACTATTTCTCAAAGAACGGTAACTGTAACTCAAGGAGATGCTGATATCACTTTAGGTGCAGATGTTATCGATGTTTTGTCGATGGTTGTTCGTAGATCTGGAACAGATATAAGCATGGAACGGGTTAGTAGAGATGAGTATTTGTCTATACCTAATAAATCTACTGAAGCAAGACCAACTCAGTTTTTTATAGATAGGCAAATAACGCCCGTTTTAAAAATATGGCCTGCGCCTGAAAATAATACAGATGTTTTGGTTTATGACGCTTTAACAAGAATTGATGATGCTGACACGTTTACCAATACTGTTGATGTTCCTTTTAGGTTTTATCCTTGTCTTGCGGCTGGTCTTGCATATTATTTATCTATTAAAAAGTCTCCAGATAGAATACAGCTTTTAAAAGCTATTTATGATGAAGAGTTTGAAAGAGCAATGGCAGAGGACAGGGATAGAGCTTCATTTAATGTTTCCCCTAATCTTAGATATTATAAGGTTTCTTAATGAGTAATTTTGCATCTGGTAAATACGCTTATGGAATTTCTGATCGATCTGGGTTTAGATATCGATTAAAAGACATGAGAAAAGAATGGAACGGGTCTTTAGTTGGTTTTGATGAATTTGAATTAAAACACCCACAGCTTGAACCAGTAAAATACAGAACAGACCCAGAGGCTTTAAAAAACCCTAGACCAGACACTAATGATGACAATGACTCTTTTGTTGTGTACACAAATTTTGGGTTGGGTATAATTGGTCAAGAATTAGAAACCTTTGAAGTGACAGCTTCTGTTGGCACAGTTACAGTGAGCGTATTATGAGCTTCACATTTACAACTTTAAAACAGGCTATTCAAGATTGGACTGAGAATGATGAAACAACTTTCGTCAGTAACCTTAATGTTTTTATTAAAAACACAGAAGAGCGTATTCTAAAACTTGTTGATTTAGATTTTTTTAGAAAAAATGTTTCTGGCTCAACATCAAATGCTAATCAGTATTTAGCAATGCCTACCGATTATTTAGCTTCTTTTTCTTTATCCATAACGAATGGAAACAATAAAGAATTCTTGTTGTTAAAAGATGTTAATTTTATTCAAGAGTATAACCCAAACTCTTCAACCACTGGCACACCAAAATATTATGCGCCTTTTGATGCGAGTAACTTTATACTTGCCCCAACTCCAGATGCAAATTATGTCTCTGAACTACATTACTTTTACAGACCGCAATCAATTACAGCTAGTAGCGATGGTACTTCTTGGCTTGGCACGAATGCGCCAGATACTTTACTTTATGGCTGTTTAATCGAAGCATATACTTTTATGAAAGGTGAGGCTGATTTATTACAGCTTTATCAAGGAAGGTTTAACGAGGCAATATCTCGTTTGAAAAACTACGGTGAGGGCGTAGAAAATACAGATGCTTACAGGGAAGGACTTGTTCGCGTTAGAAAAACATAAGAGGGGCAAAATGAAGGATTTGAAGGGCAAAAATATAGCGATTGTCGCACTTGGCGGCTCGTTTTCAGAATATGTATTATCAAGAATAAACTCTGTAGAGTATGATGAAGTATGGGGCATTAACAGTATTGGTGCTATATTTCATGTAGACAGAACATTCATGATGGATCCAGCTTCTAGATTTTTAGATGACGTAAAAGCTGGATTGCAAACAGGAGTAGGTAGAGAGTTTCTATTAGAAACACCTAACAAAGGCCCTATTTACTCGTGTGAATTAGATGAGCGTGTTCCTGAAATAGTTGAGTATCCACTAGCTGAAGTAATTAAAAAGCTTGAGTTGTGCTACTTCAATAACACTGTGGCATATGCAATAGCGTTTGCCATTGCTGCTGAAGTTGGAAAGCTAAACTTATTTGGGTTAGATTTCTCTTACAAACAGAACATTCACTTTGCAGAGGCTGGTAGAGCCTGCGTAGAGTTTTGGTGCGCTGTTGCGTTGAAGAATAAGATACCAGTTCAAGTAGCAAGAACATCTGCATTGTTAGATTCAAACGTACCTGATAATGAAAGACTATATGGATACCATAGGCTTGACCCACCATTAGTTCAGTCAATGGTTGATGGAAATTTAGTTATAACCAGGCAAGAAGAGATGGCTCCTCCAGAGCCTGAAGATGGAAAACAAATAGATCCTGTTCTTATCGGAAGGCATGATATACCTAATGTTAGTTATATAGCAGAAGAAAAGCCTAAAAAACGTGGAAGACCAAGGAAGGATGCAAAAAAATGATTCAGTATCAAGACATTTTTCCAGTAAGAATTTTTACCATTGAATTTCCAGAACCTGAATTGATTTTGGCTGAAGTTCTCGAAAAGAAAAAAGAAATACAACAAATATCAGATGCTTTTGTTAATGAGGATGTTTCTAATTATATAACTGACTTCGAAAGACCTGTTAAAATTGAATCTTTTGAAAAAGGGGTTTCATATATAAATGAAAAGCTAGGGGAGCAAAATCAACATATTTCTATTTTTGAGTATTGGACCGCTTTTTATACAAAAAATGCATTTCATGGGGCTCATATTCACGCTACCAACTCTCTTGAAAGACAGAACTATGCAGGGGTTTTGTATTTAACAAATCATGGATTTACCACTGCATTTGCCCCCTCTGAATCTTGTTATTCAAAAGAGTGGGTATTACCTTCTGGATTTGGAAATGCAACTATGTTTCCAAAAACTTTGATACATGCCTATAGGCCAGGAGAGACTTGGAGTGATGCAGAAAGAATTGTGATGTCATTTAACGCAAGAATAGGAGAGAAAGATGATTAGCGTATCTGGTGGGATAGAAGTTCAAAATGTAAATGTGATGACTTCTAATGAGGGGGGTTTAGATACAGAGCAAATAACAAAATTAGCAATGGACAAAATTATGACTGTTGCTAATTCTGCACCTCCTCCTATAAAAGATCAGGCTGAAGCTTTTCGTGATTCTTTGGAAAATACGTTAAAACACTATATAGAATTGGCAAGACGTGAAGAACGTGCTACAATCGCTCATAGAATGGCGAAAGCTGGACAAAAAGAAATGGCTGATCTTGTTAGGAGAATATAAATGGCTATTGACCAAGCAATGTGTACCTCGTTCAAAACACAGCTTCTGACAGGTACTCACAATTTTACAAACTCAACTGGAGATACCTTCAAACTTGCTTTGTACGCAGAAGGCGGTGGTGGTAAATCTTCAACAACCGCTACATTAGGAGAATCAACAACTGTATTTGTTACAACAGGTGAAGTTGTTTCAAATGGCTCTTATGTAACTGGAGGTGTTGCTTTAACTAATGTAACTCCTACGTTTGGTGGGACTACAGCGTTTACTGATTTTGCTGATGCAAGTTTTACTACTGCTACAATTACTGCTCGTGGTGCGTTGATATATAATTCAAGTCAATCCAATAAAGCTGTAGCTGTTTTAGACTTTGTCTCAGACAAAACATCTACTGCTGGTACATTTACAATTCAGTTCCCTACTGCTAACGCAACGGGCGCGATTATTCGTATAGCTTAAATAAGCGGGGGGTATTATGGCCCTAGTGCTTGCTGATAGAGTCAAGGAAACTACGACTACAACTGGCACGGGTACTTACACCCTTGCTGGTGCAGCCGATTCTTCCTTTGAAACATTCGCTTCAATAGGCAATGGTAACACGACCTATTATGCGTGTACGGATGGTTCTGACTTTGAAGTTGGTATAGGAACATATACTGCTTCTGGCACTACATTAGCTCGAACAACTATTCTGCAATCTAGCAACAGTGATGCCGCTGTTAATTGGGGTGCGGGTACAAAAGATATATTCTGTACTCAGCCTGCTGAGAAGGCCGTGTATCTTGATGCCAGTGGCAACATAGAAGCTTTTAATGCAAGTAATTTAACTGCACTTAATGCTTCAAATCTAAGTAGTGGCACCGTGCCTAACGCTAGGCTTGATGCACAGCTACAAGATGTCGCTGGTCTAGCTGTAACCAACGGAAACTTTATAGTAGGGGACGGAAGCAATTTTGTAGCAGAGTCAGGTTCTACAGCTAGAACGTCTTTAGGTCTAGGTACTGCTTCTGTATTAGATACAGGCATATCCAACACTAACATTCCAAAGTTTACTAGTGGTGTAGCAGATGATGACTTCTTGCGTGTTTCTGGGACTTCTATAGAAGGTAGATCAGCCAGTGAGGTATTATCTGATATTGGCGGTCAGGCTTCACTTACTTTTGGTATATCTAACACTAACGCAGTAAAAATTGATAGCACTTCTGTAGCAGATAATGAGTTTGCTCGTTTCACAGCTAATGGTTTAGAGAGCAGAAGCACAAGTGAGGTATTATCTGATATAGGTGCTATTACGGCAAGCTCCACAGATACTTTAACAAATAAAACAATAGATGCGTCACAACTGTCTGGCACGGTAGCCAACGCTAGACTTGACCAACAACTACAAGATGTCGCTGGGTTAGCTGTAACTAACGGAAATTTTATAGTAGGAGATGGCAGTAATTTTGTGGCAGAGTCAGGAGCAACTGCTAGGACATCTCTAGGTTTAGGCACTGCGGCAACGCTAGACACAGGCATATCTAACACTAATGTCCCTAAATTTACTACTGGAGTGGTGGATGACGACTTTTTGCGTGTTAATGGTACTGCGATAGAGGGTAGATCAGCTAGTGAAGTGCTGTCAGATATTGGTGGTCAAGCCTCTCTTACTTTTGGAATATCTAATACTAACGCAGTTAAGGTAGACAGTACGTCTGTAGCAGACGATGAATATGCTAGATTTACTGCAAGTGGTCTTGAAAGCAGAAGCACTGCTGAAGTTTTGTCCGATATTGGTGGTCAAGCGAGTTTAACCTTTGGTATTTCAAATACTAACGCAGTCAAAATAGATAGCGCATCCGTTGCTGATGATGAGTACGCAAGATTTACAGCCAACGGCTTAGAAAGCAGAAGTACCTCTGAGGTGTTATCTGACATAGGGGCAATTACAGCAAGTTCTACAGATACTTTAACAAATAAAACAATAAATGCTTCGCAACTTTCTGGAACGGTAGATAATGCAAGATTAGATGCACAATTACAGGACGTTGCTGGTCTTGCTGTAACTAATGGGGGTTTTATTGTAGGTGATGGTTCAAACTTTGTCTTGGAAACAGGTGATACTGTTAGAACGTCATTAGGTTTAGGAACTGCCGCAGTATTAGACACAGGCATTTCTAATACCAATGTTCCTAAGTTTACTAGCGGTGTAGCTGATGATGACTTCCTACGAGTAGCTGGCACTGCAATCGAGGGTCGTTCTGCCTCTGAGGTGTTGTCCGACATAGGTGGACAAGCTTCTCTTACATTTGGAATCAGTAATACCAATGCGGTAAAGATAGACAGTACATCTGTGGCTGATAATGAATATGCTCGTTTTACAGCTAATGGTTTAGAAAGTAGAAGCACCTCCGAAGTCTTGTCTGATATTGGTGGCATATCTGCTAGTTCTACGAGTACACTTACAAATAAAACACTTACCACTCCTGTTATCAATGGCTTTAGTGGCACTGGTGATGGTTCAATCACAGGTGATCTCACCCTTACATCAACAGATGGCGGTGCTACCGAAAACCCCACACTAGACCTATTTCGCAATAGTGCTAGCCCTGCTGATGGTGATGTATTAGGTCACATTAACTTCAGCGGAGAGGATAGCGCAGGAAACCAAACCGTTTACGCAAAAATAGAAGCAGACATAGCAGATGTAACTGACGGCACAGAAGATGGTAGATTAGATATTGGTGTGGTATCAGCAGGTACTTTTAGCAATAGAATTACATTGCAAGGAAATGGTGTAACAAGATTTTCAAATAAGGATGTTGAATTAAGTAACGGTGTTAGTTTAAAATTTGAAGGTGCAACAGGTGATGTCAACGAAATGACACTCACTGTTGCCGACCCCACAGCCGATAGAACGATTACGCTACCTGATGCGACAGGAACCGTCCAGCTCACTGATGGCAGTGGGGCAAGTCTAACTTCATTAAATGCTTCTCAATTAACTAGCGGCACTGTTCCTAATGCTCGTCTTGATCAACAACTGCAAGATGTTGCTGGGTTAGCTGTAACAAACGGAAACTTTATAGTCGGTGACGGAAGTAACTTTGTAGCAGAATCTGGTTCTACTGCTAGAGATTCATTATCGTTGGGGACATCTTCTGACGTACAATTCGATAGTTTTGGAGTAGGCACCGCTGCTTCAGGAACGACAGGTGAGATTAGAGCTACCGCAGATATTACGTCAAATTATTCTGACGAGCGTTTAAAAAATATTCATGGCACCATTCCAAATGCTTTAGATAAAGTAAAATCTTTAGGCGGTTATTACTTTACAGAGAATGAAACAGCCAAGTCTCTTGGGTACAATAATGATGCACAACAAGTGGGTGTTATAGCTCAAGAAGTAGAAAAGGTTTTGCCAGAAGCTGTAAAGCCTGCACCAATTGATGATAAGTATTTAACAGTTCAATACGAAAAAATGGTTCCTCTCTTAATTGAGGCCATGAAAGAACAGCAAGCTAAAATAGAAGAGTTAGAAGCCCGTTTAGCAAACCTGGAGGCATAACATGTTTTCAAATGTTGCCTTTTCTGAAGAGGTATTTGCTGGTCTAGGTATTCAATCCGCAGATATTGCATTTGACGTATCTGGTGTATCTGCTACTGGTGGGGTTGCAACCCCAACGATAATTGGCACATCAAATTTAACATTAACAGGAACAACAGGAACAACAGGTTTAGGTGATGAATCTGTACTCATAGATGTTTCTGTTTTACCAGCGGGAATATCTGGTGCAGGACAAACAGGGTCTGTTCTTTTGACAGGAGCAGCGGTTGTTGGTGTTGCTGCAACAGCAAGTATTTCTGGTTTGGGAGAAGAAACTGTTACGGGGTCTGCTAACGTATTCCCGACAGGCGTATCCGCAACAGGAGCTCTAGGAAATGTAACTCTTGAGTCTAAGTATGATGTCACAGGTGTAAATGCAACTGGTGGATTAGGCACTTTAACGACAGTAGGAAATGCTAATGTTATTGCTTCTGGAGTTAGCGCGACAAGTCAATTAGGGACAGGAACTGTAGTTACTGGTGGGGCTGTAACGATTCCAACAGGGGTTGAGGCACAGGGTGAAGTTGGACAGGAGAATGTTTCTGGCACTGCAAATGTGATTCCGACAGGGGTTGAAGGTACAGGGGAAACTGGAACAGTTACAGTAGAAATTGGGCAGGTTGTTTCTGTAACAGGTTTAGAAGCTACTGGCGATATTAACGATGTCACTGCTACAGGTACTGCAAATGTGACTTCAACAGGAGTAGAAGCCACTGGAGAAACTGGTTCTCCTACAGTATCTATAGGTGTAATTGTATCACCTGAAGGAGTTGAAGGTACAGGCAACATTGGTGATGTAACAGTAGAACTTGTTCTTGTTGTTCCTGTCACAGGAGTTAGCGCAACAGGTGGTGTTAATGACGCTATTGTTTCAGGCAATGCTACTGTTTCCGTTATAGGATTGTCAGGAAGCGTAAATATTGGTATTGTAATCGTGTGGGGTCGCATTATACCTGACCAAGATCCAAGTTGGTCTGGTATTAGCGTATCTCAATCTCCTTCGTGGGGAGAAATTGAACCATCTCAAGATCCTAATTGGACAGAGGAAGCCGCATAATGGCAAGTACATTTACATTAAACAATGGCATAGAAAAGCCAGCCACAGGCGATCAAGCTGGTACTTGGGGTACCACGACTAACAGAAATTTCGATATTATTGATCGCGCTATTAATGGCGTAAAATCCGTAACATTAGATAGCACCTCATTTGACTTAATTACCAGTCAGAACGGCACTTTGTCTGACGGTCAATTTAAAGTTTTGGTTTTAGCAGGCACTCCAGGGGGTGCTTCAACAATTACAATAACACCTAACACATCTGACAAATTATACTTTGTTCAAAATAATTCTGGTCATACTGCTACTTTTACACAAGGTTCTGGTGGAAATGTAGCCGTTGAAGACGGTGCGACTAAAATATTATATGCAGATGGCGCAGGAGCAACTGCTGCCGTTACTGATTTTACTAATTCACTTTCACTAAATGCTACAACATTTAAAATTGATGGCACTGAGGTTACTTCTAGTGCGGCTGAGTTAAATATCCTCGATGGCGCAACTTTGTCCACCGCAGAGTTGAATAAGTTAGATGGTGTTACAGCTACAACAGCAG